GAGACATGGACACCGATCACAGACACATCAGAAACATGGGCCGCAATTAGTGACAACAGTGAAAGTTGGACAGCAATTGCGGATAATAGCGAAACTTGGCAAATAGCCGCATAGAGGTGAAAAAATGGCAGATACCACAACAACCAACCTAGGACTTACCAAACCAGAAGTTGGTGCATCCACCGACACATGGGGAACTAAGATCAATACTGACTTGGATTCATTAGATGCAATCTTTAAAGCTGATGGCACTGGTACAAGTGTCGGCCTCAATGTTGGCTCTGGTAAGAAGCTAATCACCACTGATGGTGCAAGCATCCAAGGTCTAACAGTAGGCCGTGGTGCAGGTGCTGTGTCTACCAATACTGCGGTGGGTGCTAGTGCTTTGGCGGCTAATACGACAGGAAACCAAAATGCGGCATTTGGCAGTTTTGCTTTACAAGTAAATACAACTGGCACATTAAACACAGCAGTAGGCCATGTTGCATTGGCTAACAACACCACAGCAAGCAACAACACCGCAATGGGTTGGTATTCTTTAGCGTTTAACACAACAGGCGCTACCAACACAGCGTTGGGAAATTCAGCACTCTACTCTAACACTACAGCATCCGAAAACACCGCTGTTGGTTATCAAGCCGCTTATACAGGAACAACAGCAGAAAAAAATAATGCGTTTGGTAGAGGTGCATTGTATTCAGTTACAACTGGAAGCCGTAACACAGCGCTTGGTCATACTGCATCCTACTCAATGACTACAGGCGCAGACAATGTGTCTGTTGGTAATGAATCGTTATACACAAACTCAACTGGAAGTTACAACACAGCGCTTGGTAGACAGGCGCTTCTCTCCAACACAGGAGCAAATAACAACACCGCTGTAGGTTATCAGTCTCTTTACGACAACACTACAGGTGCTGGTAACGTAGCTGTTGGATTTGCATCATTAGCAAACAACACTACTGCTGAGAAGAATACGGCTGTTGGCGTTGAGTCTTTGGAGACAAATACCACAGGGCAGTACAACACGGCACTTGGCACTCAAGCACTTCGTCTTAACACCACAGCATCTAACAACACTGCTGTAGGTTATCAAGCCTTGTATACAAACACCACAGGCACAACAAACGTAGCTGTTGGTCGCAGGGCGTTATACCTTAATGTCACTGGTACTTCTAATGTTGCAGTTGGTGAAGGCACTTTAGAATCAAACACAGCTAATTTTAATACTGCGCTAGGCCACAATGCCCTTAGCTTAAATAATACTGGCATAAATAATACTGGCGTGGGTTATCAGGCAGGGTTGAACAATACAACTGGATCAAACAACACATTTGTTGGTCGTCTTACAGGATACTCTAATACCACTTCTTTCTATAACACTGCAATGGGTTCGCCAGCTTTGTACTTAAATACAACTGGGGCGGCAAATGCCGCATACGGTGATGCGTCTTTGTACAACAATACAACTGGTTCATACAACACGGGTTTGGGCATTTCCGCACTACAAAGCAACACCACAGCATCTAACAACACGGCTGTTGGTTATAGGGCTGGGTACAGCAATGTTACTGGTGTATCCAATGTGTTTATTGGCGAAAGTGCTGGCTATAACACAACTACTAATAGCAACACTTTTGTTGGTCAAGACGCTGGCTACTTAGTTACAACGGGTGCAAACAACACCATTCTTGGCGGCTACAACGGCAACCAAGGTGGTCTAGACATTCGCACATCAAGCAACTACATCGTGCTGTCTGATGGGGATGGGAATCCGTGGTTTTATATTCGTGCATCAGGCTTGGTAACAATCCCCAGTCTGGTTTCCACATATACGACTGCTAGTTCGGCGAATATATTTGTCAACGCCGCCAACGGCGAAATTTCTCGTTCAACTTCTGCGCTGAAATACAAGCAGGACATCCGTGATTTGGAAAGCATTGACATTGACTTGTTCCGAGCTGTCCGTTACAAGTCCAAGTGCGATGGCGACAATCCGACCAAAGACCACTTTGGCGTGATTGCCGATGAAGTCGATGCCGCTGGCATCAATGAACTTGTCACCTATGGAGTAGATGGCGAAGTAGAAGGCTTCCAATACGAACGCCTGACTGTCGTACTGCTCAAAGAATTGCAAACCCTACGTGCTCGTGTAGCGCAACTTGAATCTAAATAAAGGAAAACATCATGGAAAACATTGAAATCACCGCAGAACAAATTGCACAGCACTACAGTGCCGCAATGGACAGCGTCAACCTGATTAACGCAGGACAACCCGAAGGCATGGAAGATGCTGACTGGTCAGACTGTGTTGCTCGTAACAAAGAGCATTTGGTCATCATGTTGGCTAAAGACTTCTGGACAACAGAAGACCTAACAGCAATTCGTGCGGCTTCTGTATGAAACTAGATTTAACCATTGAAGAAATCAATGCCTTGCTAAACCTAATGGGTAAGACTGCTACTGAAAGTGGATTCTTCCCATTGATGGTTAAGATTAAAGAGCAAGCTGAAGCACAACTTCCTAAAGAGCCAACGGAGTAATCATGGAAGCAGATGTTGACAAAAGGCTGGCAGTGCATGAGGCCATCTGTGCCGAGCGCTACAGTGCTATTGCTTCATCGATGAAGGATGGCGACAGGCGCATGACCAAGATTGAATATCTGCTTTATGCGGTGATCTTGGCCGTTTTGCTTGGACCAGGTGTGGCTGCCGAATTCGTCAAGAAGATTTTCGGGCTATGAGAGATTGGGCCGTGGCATTCATTGCTGCGGCCATCTTGGTGGCGACCATCATTTGGTCAACTTATGTCATCGTTATGTATTGGCCATGATCTATGCTTTGGTCCTATTAGCAGCTGCCGAATATAGATGCACCAGGTGGACATGGACTGGTGATGTCTACAATCGAAGAGTCATCTGTCTGAAGTGGGAGAAGAGGAAATGATCATCGATCCATTGAGTGCCCTAAACGGCCTACAAAGCGCCATCAGCATGGTCAAGAAGGCCAGCAAGGTCGCCAATGATCTGGGGTCATTGGCCCCCATGCTTGGCAAGATGTTTGACGCCAAGTCAACTGCGACCAAGGCCATGCTTCAGGCCAAGAGGGAGAAGAAAGGCTCGAACATGGGAGCCGCTCTCCAGATTGAGATGGCACTAGAGCAAGCCAGAGCCTTTGAGGAAGAGCTTAAACAGCTATTTATGATTACGGGAAAAATTGACGTCTGGAACAAGATCAAGGCCCGTCAAGCTGAGATGGACAGGGATGATGCCAAAGAGATGGCAGCATTGAGAGCCGAGGAAAAGAAGGCCAAGGCTAAAGAAGAGGAAATGCAAGAGATAGCCATGATCATTGGCGGCGTGGCTTTTGTTTTGCTTCTTGTCTTTATTGGTATAAATGAGTTGATGAGCTTGTGTCCAAAGGGTGGGTGTGGCCGATGAACGAATACCAAAAACAATTCGACATGTTTTTGAAGGTGTTTGTTTATCTGCTGGTCATCTGGTGGCTGCTTGGACTGCTGAGATTTTTGCCTGATGACTTGTCGGACCGGATCGTCAATCTACTGCTTGGAAAGGTGGGGCTTGGAAAATGAAAATCACGCCATATCAGGCGAATGCCAAAATGCTCCAAGAGGCCCAGAGGGTTATTCACCAAAAGAACTTGCAAGAATTGCAGAGGCTCAATCACCAGAAAGAGCAGCAGATTCAGCAGCAAAAATGGGCAAGACCTAATTCTGTGGATGTATACGCATGAAATATCTACTCGCAATTACTTTGATAATGCTGGCTGGCTGCGAAGACCGGTATCGCTACAAGTGTCAAAACCCCGATAATTTCCACGCGCTAGATTGCCAAAAGCCAAAGTGTCTGTTTACCCAGACTTGCCCCGAATACCTGGTCGCCCCTATTTTGGAGAAGCAAATTGCACCACCACCACCTGAAGCTAAACCTAACCCCTGACGAGATCGAGGTCAGGGTCTGGGGGTTTGTGGTCATTTCAGTGACCCTGATTCTCTGTTTCATTGTTGTTGCGTTTTTATACAGCATCATCTTTGTCACCCAGCCAATCAAGACCATGGCGCCAATTGACCAGGCGCTTTTGAAAATGCTCAACGATGTGGTGCTACTTATTGTTGGCGGCATTGGTGGGGTGATGAGCAAACGGGCTGTGAGCGCCACGGCAAAGGCTCTAGGAACGCCTGCACCACCCAGCCCTGCTCCTAGTACCCCTGCGCCTGTTGCAGCGCCTGTGGCGCCATCCTATGGCCAATCTAACGCATGGGTCGCGCCATCTGGTGCATTGCCAGAATGGGTCAACCCTCCACTAGATGAGTCTTGGACCCCTGGGCCACCACCCACAACGCCACCAGACCATCTTGAGGATGACCATGATCGTGCGCAGCTGGCAGCGGCCAGACAGGAGGCGCAATAATGTTTGGCATCCCGCTGCCATGGGTTTTGGTCGGTCTGTGCATAACCTTGTTTGGTACTTACCGAGGCGGGTATCACTTTGGCTGGAAAGATAGGGACAAAGAGATGCAAATTGAGATTGCTCGCAAAAACGAGGAATCTAGGGCCACCGAGCAAAAGCTCAATGAACAGTTAAATGCAAACGCAACCAAGCTACAGGAGACAACCAATGTCATCAATGAAAAGCAGTCTGCTCTTGATCGTGCCATTCGCGCTGGCAGGGTGCGCATCAGCGCCCCAAGTTGTGTACCAGCCCCCACAGCTGCCACCCCTGCCGCCCCAGATAGCAAAGAAACAGGAAGTCAACCTGACAGAGCGCCTGACACGGCTTCTGATGCCGAGCGAGCAACCCTCCAAGCCATTGCCGAAATAGTGGCCCAAGGGGACAGGAACACAGCGCAGCTCAATGCCTGTATTGACGCATATAACGAAGCGAGGGATTTAATCAATGGTAAACGCTGAACAACTGGCACGGCTGCATATTGGTCCACAGTGGGTCGATGCGCTGAACGAGACTTTCCAGCGCTTTGACATTTCAACGCCATTGCGCCAGGCTGCATTCATTGGCCAGTGTGGCCATGAGTGTGGCAATTTCAAGGTGCTTGAGGAAAATTTGAACTACAGGGCAGAGGCACTGCAAAAGCTCTGGCCCAAGCGCTTTGACGCTGCCAAGGCCCAAGCCTGCCAGCGAAATCCAAAGGCCATTGCCAATACTGTCTACAGCTCACGCATGGGAAACCGAGATGAGGCCAGTGGTGATGGATATCGTTTCAGAGGCAGAGGCTGCATCCAGCTGACTGGCTCGGCAAATTATCACCATGCCGGCAAAGCCCTTGGCGTGGACCTGATCATGCAGCCAGAGCTGGTGGCCACGCCTCAGTATGCTGCGCTGACAGCTGGCTGGTTTTGGGACACCCACAAGCTCAACCAGTATGCGGATAACCAAGACTACCGGACCATGACCAAAAAGATCAATGGCGGGTTTATTGGGCTTGAAGATAGGATCAAGCACATTAACCATGCGCTGTCTGTCCTGACATAATTAGCCATGGCCAATGTTAAGCAACAATTAGAAGTCCCATCAATACCTAGTCTGGGTTACCCGCCAGAGGTGTATGAGCGCCGAAATTTAAATGAGAACAACAGCGCCTTAAACAATTTTTTCAGAAAACTGATATCAGTTCTTGGCGCCTTGTTTGGGCCAAGGGGTGGCAAGTTTATGAATAATCCGCATGGCGCGTTTCAAGATTCAACAGACCAAACGGCAGCCAACACCACCACGGCCTATGCTGTCACATTCAACACGACAGACTTTTCCAATGGCGTGACAATTGCCAGCAATAGCAGAATCACTGTACTTGATGCTGGAATCTGGAACTGTCAGTTTTCCATTCAGTTTAAAAACACGACAAATGACAGCCAAGATGTGGACATCTGGTTTCGTAAGAATGGCACAAACATTGACAATTCAAACAGCAGATTTTCGATGCCAGCCAGAAAATCTTCTGGCGATCCAAGCCACTTGATTGCGGCCATGAACTTTTTTCCCAGCTTGAGTGCTAATGACTATCTTGAGATAATGTGGCGCGTGAGCGATATTGGTGTCTCTATTGAACATTATGGAACAAGCACCAGCCCTACACGGCCAGCAGTGCCATCAGCCATTGTCACAATGAGCTTTGTGTCCAACTTACCAACAACATAGCCATGTACATACCACTCAAATTACCCCCAGGCATTTACAGAAACGGCACTGAATATCAGGCAGCAGGCAGATGGTTTGATGCAAACCTTGTGCGCTGGTTTGAGAATACTTTGCGGCCCATGGGTGGCTGGCGAAAGAAGTCTGCCAGCCAGCTGACAGGATCATGCCGTGGGCTGCTGACTTGGCGCGACAACACTGCTGACCGATGGATCGCAGCTGGTACGCACTCGAAGCTCTATGCCCTCAATGAGGCTGGGACACTCAAAGACATCACCCCATCAGGGTTTACTGTGGGGGAGGCTGATGCGGTGGTTAAGACCGGCTATGGTTACTCGACCTATGGCAGCTTTGCCTATGGCGTGGCACGGCCAGACAGCTCCAGCATCACACCGGCCACGACATGGTCCATGGACACATGGGGTGAGTATTTGGTGGCCTGCTCCAATGCCGATGGCAAGCTCTATGAGTGGCAGCTCGGCTTTTCCACACCGACCATCGCAGCTGCAATCACCAATGCGCCAACGAGCAACAAGGCGGTGCTTGTCACTTCCGAGCGCATCATGTTTGCCCTCGGCGCTGGCGGCAACCCAAGAAAAGTCCAGTGGTCAGACCAAGAAGACAACACTTCATGGACCCCGACAAACGACAACCAGGCGGGCGACTATGAGCTGGCCACGCCTGGCACATTGATCGCTGGCAAGAGGGTCAAGGGTCTAAACCTACTGTTTACCGATGTCGATGTCCACACGGCTCAGTACATTGGCGCCCCATTTGTCTATGGCTTTGAGAAGGCTGGAAGTGGCTGTGGCCTGATATCTGCTCAGTCTGTGGCGGCCATTGACACTGCGGCCATTTGGATGAGTAAGTCTGGTTTCTGGATATATGACGGGTATGTCAAGCCACTGCCAAGTGATGTGTCGGACTATGTCTTTGGCAACATGAACTTCAACCAATCATCAAAAATCTATGCTGTCCACAACAGCAAGTATGGTGAGATTTGGTGGTATTACCCAAGCAATTCAAGCAATGAGAATGACAGCTATGTCACCTATAACTACAGAGAAAACCATTGGAACATCGGCACATTAGGCAGAACAGCTGGCACTGATGCTGGCGTGTTTACCAATCCCTTGATGGTTTCAGCTGATGGCTATCTCTATGACCATGAGGTGGGTTTTGCTTATGACAGCGCCAGCATCTATGCTGAGTCTGGCCCAATCCAAATTGGCAATGGTGAGAATGTGATGTCTGTGCGCGAAGTTGTGCCAGATGAGCAGACTTTGGGTGAGGCCGTGGTGTCGTTCAAAACCCGAAACTACCCCACTGGCGCGCAATCGACATTTGGACCATATACGGCAGCAAACCCAACTTCTGTCAGGTTTTCTGGCCGCCAAGTCAATATCAAGGTGACTGGTGCGGTGTTGGCTGATTGGCGTGTTGGGGTGATTAGGCTCGATGCTGTGGCTTCTGGAAAACGATGACAGACCGAATTTATGAGATCAACCGGTGTCGCCAATGGATTGAGGCGGCTTTAGAATACAGCGGTGGGACACATACACTAGACGACATTGCTGCGGGGATTCTGTCAAATCGGTATCAATTGTGGCCAGGTCAGATTTCAGCAGTGGTGACAGAGGTGATTGTTTATCCGCAGCTAAAGGATTTGCACTTTTTTCTTGCTGGTGGTGATCTCGATGAATTAAAGAAGATGCGGCCTCATATTGAGAATTGGGGCAAGTCTGTCGGATGCACAAGGGTAACGCTGGCTGGCCGCAAGGGCTGGGAGCGTACATTTTTGAAAGACGAGGGATATGAGCCTCAGTGGTTTATCCTTTCAAAGGAGTTGATATGAGCTTAGGTGGCGCTTCAGGATATACAAATTTTGCTGACCCAGCCCAAGGTGGTGGCGGTGGTAAAGGTGGCGCCAACTTGCCATCATTGATTGAGCAGCCATTGCCACAATTCACTGGTGATGACCCCTACTCCCAGATCATGGCAATGACGCCAGCTTTCAGAAACCCATACGCAAATATTGGTGCAGGCAATGCGCTTGGCGGCTTTGACCCTAGTATTTATGCCAGGGGGATGCAAGGCGATGCTGTCACCGGCGGCGGTGGTGGCGGCGGTGGTGCTAGTCCCATCATGGGCGGTGTGGGTGTGGGTAATGCTGTAACAGAAGTTGACCCATACGACCAAGCTGGTCAAGATGCCATCAATAAAATTGAGCAAGAAGTAGCAGACGAGCAATACGACCAAGATAGACAAGACGCTATCAATAGGTACGAGCAGGCAATATATGACCAAGAAGGCGCAGATGCCGTGTCCCGTGTTGAGGATGCTGTGCGCGAAGAGGCTTTGGCTGAAAGCGCCCGTGCTTCTGATATTGATGCCGCATCCTATGACGATGTCCAATATCAGGCTCCATCCTATGACTATGTCTCCGATGCGCCAGCTACAGATGTGCAGGCTACTGGCGGTGATTTTCGTGGTGAGATGGGCGGTGATCTTGGTGGCGATGATGGCCAAGACATGGGCGAGGACAGTTTCGACACGGCTGGCTATGCAAAGGGCGGCATGATTCGCGGCCTGCTTGGGCCAAACCCCAAAGGCCCAGATGATGGCTTTGCCATGGTCCAGCGCGGCGAATATGTCATCAAAAAATCTGCTGTCAATAAATATGGCCGTGGACTTTTGGACATGATCAATGAAGGCAAAGTGCCTGCCAAAAAAATTAAATCTCTCTTAGATTAAAGGAACGCAAAATGTCAAAAGGTGGAAGTCAAACATCATCAACTTCGATTGATCCAGATATTAAAAAAGCGTTTCTTGCGAACTTTGAGCAGGCCAAGAATGTTGCAGGGGCATTGCCCGTGCAAGAGTTTGCTGGATTCAATCCGATGTATCAGGCTGGCGAGCGCCAGCTAGTCAACACGAGCTTGGCCGGACCAGGTCTTGCAAACATTGACCGAGCCGCTGAGATGACTGCGGCAGGCGCGCAGTATCAGCCTGGCATGGTTGGCGGCTTTGACGCTGGCCCAGCCTCTCTTGCCGGCTCGCAAGGCTACGGCGCAAGCCAGTTTGGCGGCGCTCAAGCAGGCCCAGCTTCCCTTGCCAGCTCGCAGGGATATGGCGCAAGCCAATTCGCTGGCGCACAAGCTGGCCCAGCATCCCTTGCCAACGCACAGGGCTATGGCGCAACCGATGTCAATGCCGCGCAGGCAAATATGGGTGACATTAGTCGCTACATGAACCCATACACCAGCGGGGTGATTGACGCATCTTTGGCTGATATTGAAAAAGCAAGGGCTGCCGCCTCTTCCAGAATTGGCCAGCAGGCATCAGCTGCCAAGGCTTTTGGTGGATCACGCCAAGCCTTGGCCCAAGGCGCATCGAGTGGCCAGTTTGCAGAGCAGGCCGCAAAGACTGCTGCCCAGCTCAGAGCGCAAGGCTTTGATGTTGCAGCTAACCAGATGCAGCAAGACCTTGCACGGCAGCAGCAAGCTGCAATCCAAAACGCTGCACAGCGTACATCAGCATCACAATTCGGTGCTGGTGCGATGAACCAGGCAGCACTTGCAAACGCCGCTGCCCGAAATCAGATGGCGCAATTTAACGCTGGTAATTTACAGCAGGCGGGTTTGAGCAATGTGGCTGCCCAAAATGTGGCCTCACAGTTTGGAGCTGGTGCGGCAAACCAAGCAGCACTTGCAAACGCAGCTGCCCGAAATCAGCTTGCACAATTCAATGCCGGCAATTTACAGCAGGCGGGTTTGAGCAATGTGGCGGCCCAGAATGTTGCATCTCAGTTTGGTGCTGGCGCTGCAAACCAAGCGGCACTTGCAAACGCTGCGGCCAGAAATCAGGCGGCACAATTCAACGCAAACATTGGCCAGCAGGCGGCACTTGCGAACCAGCAAGCTGGCTTGCAGGGCGCGCAATTGCGACTTGGCGGTGCGAATCAGCTTGGCAACTTGGCAGCGCAGCAGCAGAACTTGCGTCTTGCTGGCGCTCAAGCGGTCATGGGAGCTGGTGGTGCGCGCCAGGCACAGGACCAGCAGCGAATGGATGCCATCCGCAACATTGGCTTGCAGCGTCTTGGCATTGTCCAATCAAGTCTTGGCGCAAACCCTGCCAATCTTGGCATGATCACCCAGACCCCGTACACACAAAACACTGGTGCTGGACTGCTTGGCGGTGCATTGGCTGGCTCTCAATTGGCTGGCCTGACCGGTGGCGCATTAAGCGCTGGCACTGGTGCTGGCCTTGGCGCATTGCTTGCCCTGATCTAACATGCCAAACACACCAACGCCAGAGCCACAACGCTACGCTGATGCGCAGCTGATGGCATTGCTTGACCCATCAAGCAAGCGAGACACCATCCTGATCACGCCTGGATCACCTATGCCCTCGCGCATCCCTGATGGGCTGACAGTGGCAAGGACCAGCAGGGGCATTGTGATTACCAGCGACCCATCCAAGGTCAAGATCATTGACCAAGGCTCTGAGCGTGATGTGGGCATGGCTCTGTTTGGCTATGCGCACGATCAGGCCAAGGGCTTTGACAATGTGGCGGTGGCCATGGATAGAAGTGGGACACCGGTGGCAGAATTGGCCATCAAGCCTGGTCAGGAAAGACGCGCCATGATGGCTGCATCTTTGCTTGCGCCAAGCACAGGATCAACTAATATGATGAGCAGAGGCGATGTGGTTAAAAGCCGCCTCAAGGGTTTATTGGAATAAGGTGGAAATATGGCAAATGGATTTGACTTCAGCAACATAGGCTCCATTTTTGGCGGCGGTATGGGCGGCACACCATCGGGTCTTGATGCGCTGCTGTCAGAAGACCAGCGCAAACTGCTTGGCCGCAATGCTGCAATGTCAGCAGCTGCTGCACTGCTCCAAGCTGGTGGCCGAAGCACAACCCCAATCAACTTGGGCCAAGCACTTGGATCAGCTTTGCAGGCTGGCCAGCAAGGTTATCAGCAGGCAAGAGCTGGGTCATTGCAAGACATTCTTTTGGCTGAGAAGTTGAAAGAGATGCAAGCAGAAGCTGCTGGCAATCAATCTTGGAGAAACTTAATTAGTGGCCAAGGTCCAACAGCGCCTGCATTAAATCCAAATCAAGCTGCTTTGGCAGCGCCTGTTTCTGTGGCTGGGCCGGTTGGTCCAAGGGTGGCTCGCGCTGAATTGGCCAATCAGATGGCTGCACAAGCGCCAGCTTCTACAGACCCATTGTCATTCCTTAATCCAACGCAGCGAGCTTTGCTTGCTGCAATGCCGCGCAAAGAAGGTATGCCAGAGGTTTTTAAAGCAGCAGCATCCCAGGCTGAATTTGGCAAGCCAGAGCCTGTCGTGATGAATGGTAGGACTGTCATGGTCCAGTACAACAAACTAGGCCAATCAAGAATTGCCGAAGGTGTTATGCCATACGAGGCTCAATCCCCTGACATCCGAGCTGTGGAGTACATCAGTGGCCAGCCATTGGCTGGAACTGGTCAAGCGGGTATTGGTCAAGTTGGCCAGTATCGTGCGCAAATTGCACCGAAGACACAAGTTGATGTGAAGATGCCTGGCAATCAAGAATTCTTAAAAGGTGTTGGTGGTGATGTTTCTCAAACATTGAACGCCTTAACTGCGGGTGCAAGGTCTGCAAATCAAACATTGGCAAATGTGGACAGAATGCTGCCTGCACTTGATAAGGCCATTCTTGGACCAGGTGCGGATTACAGAACAGCAATGCTGCGAATTGGTCAGCAATTAGGTGTTGCTGGTGCTGACGCAAATGAGCAATTGGCAAACACCAGAATTGTGGTCCAAGGTTTGGCCCAGCAAGAACTTGACGCTGCGGCTCAGATGCGTGGCCAAGGCTCATTGACTGAAGGCGAGCGTGGAATTCTTAGACGCGCAGCAGCTGGTGACCAAACACTAAGCCCTGCTGAAATTAGGCAAGCGCTTGCAACGGCTCAGAAAACGGCTAGATCACGCTTGGCAGAACAACAAGACTATTTACAACGCGCCAGCAAATTACCAGGCTTTGAGCAGTTTGCGCCTATGTATCAAGTCACGCCCTTTGGCGGTGGCGGTGGCAATCCATTGATAGATGCCATTGACAGACAATTGCAATTGCGTTCTTCTGGAGGCCCAAGATGAGTGATGCATTAAAAGATTTCACAACCGAAGAGCTGCTCAAGATTAAGCAGGGAGATGTCTCTGGTCTGTCCACTGAAAAGCTCAATGTCCTCAAAGGACTTTTAGAGCAAAGCATTGGCGGCATGATGGAGCCACAGGCTGCACCAGCGCCTGCATTGGCCCAGCCACTGCCACAAGCGCCAACGCAGCGCCTGCGCTCTATTGCGCAAGGAGCTACCCTTGGCTCTGCCGATGAGATAGAAGCTCGATTGATCTCTTCTGTAACTGGCAGAGACTACGACAAGGTGCTTGCTGAAATTAGAAGCAAGATGAAGGCTTACCAAGCTCAATCGCCCATGGAGTCATTGGGCTATGAGGCATTGGGCGGTGTTGGATCAGCGGCTGCATTGACTGCGGCCACCGGCGGCACAGCTGCGCCATTGACTGGCCCACGCATGGCCGCCAGTGTTGCGCCATTGGTCAAGGCATTGGCCGGCACTTCAGCGCTTGGTGGCATCCAAGGCGGTGTTACTGGCTTTATGACTGGCGAAGGCGACTTTGCCGCCCGTGCAGCCAGAGTGCCAGGCTCTACAGCGATGGGCGCCTCTATTGCACCAGTGGCACAAGCTGCATTCATGGGCGCTGGCAAGCTCACAGACATGGCCCTAGACGCTGCCAGACGCATGGCCGGTGGCCGTGGTGGTAAGGCAGCAGAGGCTGAGATTCAACGCCTTGCAGGCGAGACTGGCCTGACCACAGATGAGATCGTGCAGCGCATTGCCAATGGCGAAATCATGGCCGAAAACCAGACACTGCTCGCAGCTGTGCGCGGTCTATACACCCAAGGCGGCAAGGCATCCACAACGATTCAAGGCGCCTTATCTACACGCCCAGACACATTGCGCAGAGAAGTCTTGACAGACATGCAGCAAAAGCTGGTCAGCGGCCTTAACCCCAACTTCATGGGACCACGGCCACAGAATGAAAATGTCTTGCGCTTTTTCCGATCAACCGATCAAGAAGCAAAGGCACTGGAAAACCAAGCCTACAAAGACTCTTACGGCACTGGCGGCATCATTGGCCAAGACCTATTGGTCAGCCTTAAAGATGCATTGCAAAGATCGCCAACAGCCATTGCAGATATCAACGCAATCTATACAGCGCAAACCGGCAAGAAGCCATTCTTCTCTTTTGACAAAGATGGCAACATTGTGTTTGCCAAGGCGCCAACATTGGAAGATGCTGAAGTTGTTCGAAGGGGTATTCAGACATCAATTGATGCAGCCTTTACAAGTGGCAAGGGTGGTGTTGGATCGGCCTTGAAACCCGTTGAAGGCGCTTTGAGAGATGCCATTGATGCATCCTCCCCAAGGCTGGCTGCAACCCGCGCTGAAGCATCACAGCTTAGAAGCGCAAGAGATGCATTCAAAGAAGGCCGCACCATTTTTAGCAAGAGCGCAGATGAAGTGGCAATAATGATGGAAGACATGGCCAGCAATCCTGGTGCAGTCAACGCATTCAGAGCTGGCGCCATGGATGCCATTCGCAACCAGATGGGATCAGGCCGTGCCAAGTCCATGATGGGTGTGCTGGCCAGCCCTGAGACTAAGCAAGGCGCTATCTTGCGCACCATTTACCCTGGTGATGAGCTTGATGGCATCTTGACCCGCATTGGCACAGCTGCCCAATCACAAGCTGCCAAGAATAAGGTGCTGGGTGGATCGGACACAGCAGCATCATTGATGCAAGCGCCTCGCATTGGCTCGACCATCACAGCTGATGAAATGGCCAGCGCAGCCACTGGCAGCCCCATGGCTGCATTCCGAGTGGTGAGCAAGATGCTGGGTGAGTCCAACAAGGGAATGTCTGAGCAAGATCGCCAGCGAGTGGCTCAGATTCTGATCTCAGAAGACCCAGAGATTGTGCGCAAAGCATTGCGTGATGAAAGCGGCATGGCCAGATTGCAGCAGGCCGTGGCAGCTGGTGCGAGAATGCTTGGCAAGACTGTGCCTTATGGTGCAAGCTACATTGGTGCAACAGCTCCAAGAGAGCCTTATCGCGTAGAGTTAACTGGCATGGCCAATCGTTAAGGAATAAACATGGCAGGCTTACTTGATGATGTTTTGGGATGGATGCAAGACCCCAGACGCACCCAGCAATTGCAGGGTACGGGCAGGGCAATCCAGCAAGGTCTTTTAAACATTGAAGAAAAAGACAAGAAGTTTCAAGACCTTTATGACAAAGCATTTGGTGATCCAAAAAATCCTGCCAAGATCACAAACAAGGCTGCACTGTCTGAATTGACCGAGATGGCCATGGCTGGACCAATGGCTTTTGCGCCAATTGGAATGACTAAAGGCATCACTAAAAAAGATGCAACTGTCATGCGGCCACAGCGCCTGGCTTATCCTGAGATTTATAAAAATCCCAAAGAGCTTGTTGCTGAAGCCGCAAAGCGAGTGGCCCCAGAAGACCCAATAATGAAGCAGCTTTTTGGTGTGACCAGAGATGATTTGTGGCAAATGTCACAGCAAGGTCAGCGCCAAGGCAATATCTTGGATCGACCATTTAAGGCTGCCGCAAGTGCCAAGGGCGCAGCTCATGCAGGCGAAGTCACAAATCCACGCAATACTCAGCGCCTGCAAAACATCATTGGTGAGGCAGCGCAATATCCTGATTTGTACAAAGGCATGGGCGCCTGGTACACCATGGACCCATTGTTTAAGCGTTTTGAGCAAATCTATGGGCCACAACAAGCTATTGCTGAGTACAACAAATTCAACGCATTGACGGGTATGGCCTCACCAGGCAGTGAAGTGCTGACAGAATTTAATCGAGGCACTGCTGCCAACTGGTTGGCAAATGCTGGAAGATTTGGGGATTTCCAAAAGTTTGGCGGCTTGGCTGAATTTAGACGAGGTAAAGATTTCCCCCAAGATATGCGCGCCATTATTGGCCACCCATACCACAGCACTGCGCACAGTGGGCCAATGTCAAAGTATGTTGAATCTGGCGCCCTTGATATGGGATCGGCCAAAGTGCCAAGCTATATCCATGCGTCTGGAGTGCCACAAACAGGATTCCAAACCCAGTGGCCGGTTGGTGACGCGCATTGGTCGCGCCTAGTTGGCCTGCCTGATGTGCGTGGCGCAACAACCAAAAAAGGCGTGGAAACAGTGCCAAATGCAAGCGCCAGTGTTCCAGAGATGACAGCTCTTGGACCATGGTGGAAGAGCCAGGTGGCTGCGCCAATGAATCTTGAGGCAGTGCCAGCACAGGCTATCGTTTGGGGCGCTGGCTCTGGCGCAACTGGCGTGACATCCCCAATTGGCGCACCCAAGCTGGAATTGCTATCTCAGCAAATCAACAAGGCTGCAAGGCGAATGAATGTGTCGCCAGAGACTGCGCGAGACATGATCATTCGCGGCCAAGCACACGCAGGGTTTGTTGATCCTAAAGCGGCAGCGGCTCTGGCTGCTGCGAGTGGTGGTGGTCTGCTTGCTTATGACTCTCTCTTTGGTGAGTGATCTCATCAATGGCCCAAGACAATGCTTCAACAGCTGTTGGAGCTTGTCCGGTTTCGGCCTCAATGTTTTGAGCCTGCTCAAGCAAGCGCTTTAGTATTTCAATTTCCATATTAACTCCCAAAAAATGCAGCCACAAGAGGGTCGCGTTTAACGACCCGTCTTTTCTGGCGGCGTCTGGCCAAGCCAAAGTCTTTGTCATCAGCGCTCATTTTCTCGCGGTGCTTTCTGATGCGCTCGATGCCTGGCACTGGACCAGGCGCAATTGCATCCACACCCTCACCCCATGACCACAGTGGCCGCCACTGGCCATTGGCGCTCACTCTGGTATAGCCAGAGATGTGGACCAGCTCATGGCGGTGCATGTCAAACAAAATCCTTGCTGCGCTTCTGCGCACACAAAAGCACATCTTGGCCAGATCAAGATCAGACAGATTGCCTTTTTTCTGCAAGGCCGCCTCAATGGCGGGGCTTACACGGGGTTTATTTCCTCTAGGCATCACTGGCCTCGATTCGGGCTTTTAAGCGCTCCAGCATGGCCCTGACCACGAATGCGCGGCTTTTAACTTCATCCGGCATTGCGTGGCCAAAGACTTCTGGTGAGAGCAAGTCTTTGACCAGGTCGAGGCAAGCCTCAAGGGCCGCAGGCAATTCCCGCTGAGAGTCCATAAACTGCTCATTCGGCACATGGTAGTGGTTGGCGGGTTTATCGGTCATTGAACTTCTCCAGTGCAGAAATCTCGATGTGGTCCACCAGGCTTTGCAGCAGCATGTGGGCAATGTCCACATCAGTGCCAGCGATGTATGCATTATTGAGGGTCATGGACTCTTCAAAGTCAGGCTCATAAGGCGCGCCAAGGGAATCGGTCGAGCCTTTTTCGGCTGGGCTGTATTCCAAGAAGCAGACCAGATCGACACCCTCAATGTCGCAATCAAACTGGTACAAGTCTCTGGGGCAATTGGGTGTGGGTTTCATTTTCTCTCCTGTAATGAAATGGGCATGTACACACATGCTTTACTTTTTGAATTGACAACCACCACCCCCGAATCCTTATGCCGCTTGCAATTCATGCACTTGGCATCAGGCTTTTGGGGTTGGCAGCCTAAGTAGTTCATGCTTGCTCTTTTGTGTAAAGCGCAATTGGCTTGTATACGCTTGAAGGCTTTTTCCAGCGGAAATATCTGTGGCCAGCTGCGTTCTCGCAAAGGTATGCAACTGGCTTTGAAATTGCTATTGAGATCACGCCAGTCTGGGTGGGTGTTGGTTGTTCCAAGTATTTAGCGTAAACAAGATCAGCGACAAGGGCTGCAAAGTGCTCAATGTCACCATGCAAGGTCAGGCCATTGGCCTCGATCAATTCAAAGATTTCGTCTCTGCTCATGCTGACCACCATGCCACCAGAAGGCAGGCCAAGCCAACGCCAATGGCCAAGGCAGTCAAATAGTCAAGGAGAGTTTCGGTTGAGGGTTTCATCGGTTTCTTTCGTTTAAGTTGATAGGCGTTACGGATTATGACAGAATTAAATTTTGTTGCAAGAAGTAATTCTGTCCATGTTGTTTTTATACATATACCGCAATTAGAATGCGCCCATGGAATCAATTCACACTATCAGGGCAAGGGCCAAGGCTCACAAGATCACCATGGCTGCGGTGTGCGAGGCCGCTGGCATCCAGCAGTCCCAAGTCAGCCGGTGGCTGTCTGGAACTGTGGAGCCTTTGTGGACATCAGTCAATCAATTGAACATTGCGCTCAATAAGCTGATCGAGGACAGATCACCAGTCATTGTCGACTGATTCGGCAGCTGGCGCCTTACCGGCAACCACGCCAAAGTCACTGGCAGCACTTGGCTTTGCACCACCTAAAGACTCACCCTTGGCCAGCAGCATGATGTTGTTCAAACCATAAGACACACCTTTGTTGCCAGCCTGGTCATAGGCATAAGCATTCAAGCTCACACGGCCATAGTCGCCAGAGACAATGTCTTGGCTGCCAATGATGTCGTGGCCATGCATGTCCACAGCGCCAGGCTTGGTGGTTGACTTGGTGTTGAAAAAGTAGTGACCCGCATACTCTGGACCGAGTGGTGAGCCATCAGACTTGGTTTCGGTATCGCCATCACGCAAGGGATTGCGCACAGTCTTTGGAATCTTGTCCCCGAACTTGGCGGTCAATGCGGCCTTGGCTGCCGCTTTCAATTGGTTGACAGTCTCGGTGTCGGTCTTTGGGACCAGCACTTGTGTTGAGAACTCTT